GTGCGAGCACACGCAAGACGCGCGCGGCGGCCGTCGGTCGTGCGCTCGAGCCTGGCATCAAGTTCGACACGGTTTTGACGCTGATCGGTAAGCAGGGGCAGGGCAAGACTTCCCTTGTGCGCAAGCTTGCGCATGGCTGGCACTCCGAGAGCCTCGTGACCGTCCAGGGTAAAGATGCGATGGAGCACATACAGGGCTTCTGGCTGATCGAGCTCGGCGAGCTGGCCGCGATCCGCAAAGCAGATTTCGAGCTGGTCAAGCAGTTTATCTCCAAGCAGGAGGACTCCTTCCGTGCCGCCTACGGCCGCCGTACAGAGCGATATCCGCGTCAGTGCATCTTCATCGCGACGACCAATATCGCGGACTTTATCCGTGATCAGACGGGCGGTCGCAGATGGTGGCCGATGCAGGTGGATAAGGAGAGGCAGCGCATGTCCCATTTTGAGCATCTGACGGATGACGTTGTGGGGCAAGTATGGGCGGAGGCCGTCGACGCCTTCAAGGGCGGTGAGCCCCTGCATCTGGACGGTCGCATGGAAGCAATTGCAAGGGAGCTGCAGGAGGCGCACACGGACGAGAGCCCCTTGGCAGGGCTGATCTACGATTTTGTGGATCGGCCGCTTCCGAGCAACTGGGCAAAGTTTGACCTCGGAGAGCGTCGGGACTACATCCACGGCGACGGGCTGGATATGCCCGAGGGGGCAGTGCTGCGAGACCGGATTTGCGCCTTGGAGGTCTGGGTCGAGCTTCTGAACGGCGATCCCAAAAAACTAACTCGAACGCAATCAATAGAGATCAATGACATTTTGCGGAAGATGAAAGGCTGGGATCAACCGAGTGGGGGCATCCGATTTCCACATTACGGAGCCCAAAAAGGCTTTGTTCGGAAGAATCCGCTGCAACTTTAGAAAGTTGCACGGAGGGCAGAAAGTTGCAGTCGTGAGAACAAGATTAGAGAGATTGCAACTTTGCAACTTTGTGCAACTTTAGAAAGTTGCGGGCTAAACCTTAGAGAAACAAGGAGTTAGACTATCTGCAACTTTGCAACTTTGTTTGTATAGAGATATTCTGAATTAAGGATAGAAATACGAACATAATGTTTAATTTTCTTAAATCCGTAAATGTGTCGCGCCCGCCTGCGCGGGTGCGCACGCGCGTAACACAAAACGGTCTGTCTTGTCAAGAGACGGAGGAGGAAAAATGAAAAATATTTTTTCAGGGCTGTTTCGGTCCGACGAAACAATAACGGAAAAACAGGTTGATCGGAATTTCGTGAAGGCGGTCAAAGAAGCCGGCGGACTTGCCATGAAATTTGTTTCCCCGGGGCGCGTCGGCGTGCCTGATCGCATCGTGCTTCTTCCTGGAGGGCGCGCAGTCTTCGCGGAGATCAAGCGCCCAGGCGGGCATCTGCGGAAGTCACAGGAGATGGCTTGCCGAGAGATCCGGGCAAAGGGATTTCCGGTCTGTGTGATTCGCACGGACGCAGACATCCAGTTCTTCTGTGAGTACTTCCTGAATGGCTAAGAAATTTACGCCGCGCCCATATCAGCAGTATGCGATCCGACGGATCATCGACACCCCGGCCGTAGGCCTCCTGCTGGATATGGGCATGGGCAAGACGGTTTCGACACTGACCGCGATCGACGAGTTGATGTATGACCGCTTCGAGGTGCGCAAAGTGCTTGTGATCGCCCCGCTGCGTGTGGCCTTAAGTACCTGGCGCGACGAGTGCGAGATCTGGGCGCATACGCAAAACCTGCGTATCTCCATTGCTGTCGGTGATATGGCGACACGGGAGGCGGCACTGCGGGCAGACGCCGATATCTACGTCGTCAACCGCGATGTGGTCAAGTGGCTGGTCGAGTACTACCGCGACAAGTGGCCGTTTGATATGGTCGTGATCGATGAGTCGAGCAGCTTTAAAAATCCGGCGTCGCAGAGATTTAAAGCCCTGCGGAAGGTGCGTCCGCTGATTCGCCGTGTCGTACTTTTGACCGGGACGCCCGCTCCCAATGGTCTGATGGATCTTTGGAGTCAGCTGTATCTCCTCGATCGCGGTGAGCGCCTTGGCAGGACACTGACGGAGTACCGTGAGCGATATTTCCGACCCGGACAGCAGAGCGGATATGTCGTGTACAGCTATGACCTGCGCCCCGGTGCCGACAAAGAGATATTTCGCAAAATCGGTGACATCTGCGTCAGTATGAAAAGCGAGGACTATCTGACCTTGCCGCCGCTGATGCAGAACATTGTTAAGGTGCAGCTGCCGGATGAAGCGTTGGAGCGATACCGCGAGATGGAGAAAGAGCTTGTGCTGAGCATCGGAGACACGGACATCACTGCCGTATCTGCCGCCGCGCTGACAAACAAGCTGTTGCAGATGACCAACGGGGCTGTCTATGATGCAGAGAAAGAAGTTGTGCAGATTCACGGGGCGAAGCTTGAGGCGCTGGATGAGATCATCTCCTGCAACGAGGGCAAGAGCGTCATGGTGATTTATAGCTATCGACATGACCTTGACGCGCTGCGGAGGCGATACCCCAAGGCGCGGGAACTCAAAACCGCCAATGATATCCGCGACTGGAACGCCGGACGCATACCGTTGCTGTTGGTGCATCCGCAGAGCGCGGGGCACGGTCTCAATCTCCAGCACGGCGGGCACATCGTCGTCTGGTACGGACTGACGTGGAGCCTCGAGGCGTATCAGCAGACCAATAAGCGCCTGCATCGTCCCGGACAAACGGAGCCCGTGATGCTGCATCATCTTGTTGCGAAGGGGACGATCGACGAGGATGTAATGCGGGCGCTGGAAGGCAAGGCCGCAGGGCAGGAGAGCATGCTGGATGCGGTCAAAGCAAGGATAGAGCGCTACAAGGCGCGATAAGGAGGACTTACAATGCTTATTTTCATGAAAAATGCGAAGAAATTTCTGGGGTCTGGCGAGAAGCTGTCTGCATTGCACTATCATGCGGGGCGTGCGTTTGCAGCTAATAGCTGCAGTCTTATCTGGACCGAAGACAGTTCTGGGAGAGAGGGCTCGTTCGACGCTGAGAGCGGTGCCCTTCTTGAGGGTGTCCAGATGCCGGATTTTGATAAGGTCGTCCCACAGGTGAGCAAAGAGCTTGCATATGCAACGGTACCTGTTGGAGAGGTCGCGGAATTTCTTGCCCTGCTGAAAGCGATACATGCAGGTGCCGCGCATTCGGAAGCGACGGATTATGTCCTGCTGGTCTGGCGTGAGGATGGGTTTTGGATGCATGCACGCGGGCCGAAGCTTCGTGCGGACTACACTCTTTCAGGGAAAACGCACAACCTTGCGGCGGATCAGGTGCGCTATACGGCAGTATGTGTGAAACTGCTGATTCCGATCGTCGAGTACTTCCGGCAGCGAAAGACGGCGATCCGGTTCTATGCTTCGGAGAAACACCGGACTGCGTTGCGAATGGATGCAGATGCAGATTATGTGCCTGCATCCGGTGCGGTCCTGGCACCGGCATTCAAGCTTGAGGAAGGTCGTTGGGATGATGTAATTCCCAAAGCTACGACGTGAGGAGGAGCACAATGGCAGAACAGAAATATCCGCAGAGCGCGGAACAGAATGAGTACAGATACATTGATTTTGAGTGGCTGGATGAGATCGCCGAGGGGTTGACCGCAGGCGCCGAAAAGCATCCGGGCGAGACATGGCGAAGTATCCCCGCGGAGGAGCATGCAGCGCGTGCGCTACGGCATCTCTCGATGTGGCTCGCTGGTGATCGGAGTGACAGTCATATCATCAACGCGAGTATGCGCTGCATGATGGCGCGGAGCATGGAGCGCGAGGAGCCTGAAATCAGCAAAGAGTTACTAGAGCTGATGAGTAGGAAGGCGGGGATAAAATGCTGAACTTCTGGGATTTTATGGCTATTGGTGCCGTTTCGGTTTTTGGATGGCTCATAGTGGACAGCGTAGCGAATGCGATTCGAGATATTTATACGAGCAGGAGGGACTAGAGATGCGAGAGACCAAATTAAGGGCGTGGGACCCTACGTCAAAAGTCATGTATCCGGTCAAGAGACTCCTTTTGGATAATATACGCCTGATGCAACACACAGGGCTTCAAGATGAAAATGGGACCGGAATTTTCGAGGAGGATATTCTGACGGATGGAGACGAAGACTATCTGGTTGAATTTAACGAAGGGGAATTTATGGCGGTCGCAGATGGATTTATGTGCCCATTAAGCGAAATTGCAGATCAGGTTATTGTCATTGGTAATCGGTGGGAAGATCCGGAGATAGTTCCAACGTGTATCAAGGAGTTCGCGAGCAAAATGATTAGGGGATGGACATGATAAATACAGGAATGATGACCAGCAATTAGAGGAGGAGAAGCGGTGAAACCAATTCTTGACGCTTGCTGCGGATCCAAAATGTTCTGGTTTGACAAAGACAATCCTGCGGCCGTGTTCATGGACAATCGCAGCTTTGCCCAAAACCTTTGTGATGCACGGCGATTCGAAGTAAAGCCCGATCTGATCGCTGATTTTCGAGAGATTCCGTTTCCGGATGAGAGTTTCCGGCTTGTCGTGTTTGACCCGCCGCATCTGTGCAGAGCTGGAAAGAGTTCATGGCTCGGCATCAAGTACGGTGTCCTCGAAAACACATGGCAAGACGACCTGCGACGAGGATTCGAGGAGTGTATGCGGGTTCTGATGGATTATGGAGTTCTGATCTTCAAGTGGTCGGAAGATCAGATTTCTACGGCGGATGTTTTGAAAATTATCCCTGAGCAGCCGTTGTTCGGGAATCGGAGAGGAAAGACAATCTGGCTAGCGTTTATGAAATTTCCGGAGGAGGGAGCGAATGACAGCAAAGGAATATCTCTGGCGCGTCCGTGATGCTGAGCGAGACTTGAAACGTCTTGAACAGGAGTATGAACAGGCAAAAGCCGACATCCTGCATCTGAAGGCGATTCAGTATGACGCAGACAAGGTCACCGGAGGCAGGATTGGTGACCTTTCGGATGCGATCGCGGCGATTGAGGGGTACATGGAGCGTCTGAATGCGCAGTGGGATAAGTTGATTGCGCTGCGCAAGGAAGCAAAGGTACTGATTGAGCGGATTGCTGACGGGCGGTATCGGGAGGTGCTGACGCGGCGATATTTGCAGGGGCAATCATGGGAGCAGATGGCAGTGGAGATGTTTTACGATTATCACCACGTTCATAAGCTTCACAAGTATGCGCTGATTGTTTTTCAAGAAGTTTTAGGTCACTGGATACAAAAAGACACATCAACCTGTGATATAGTATAAGCTGATAATCGAGGGTGCTGCAGGAGTGGCGCCCTTTTTGTATGCGTGCGAAAAATCGTAAGAAAATCGTGCGAAAAATGGTGATGATCCGCGCCGTTGCGGGATTTAATCGTAAGAAATCGTAAGATTAAAGGCAGGTGGTGAGCGTGTAGCATGGCGAACGAGCAGAATCTAATCCCGGGCACGGAGCGAAGCCAGAGCGAATCCAGAGAGAACGGGAGAAAGGGCGGCATTAAGAGCGGTGAGTCCCGCCGCCGTAAGAAAGCGCTGCGCACGGCGCTCAAGGAGGCGATTTCGCTCACACTGAAAGACCTCCATCCGGATCTTAAGAACGGGATTATGCGTGCCGCCAAAATCAGGGACGACGGACTCACGATTGGCGATGCGGTGCTTGGCAGTATTGTTCGAAGCGCCTGCGCAGGAGATCCCAAAATGATGAAGATCCTACTGGACACCATCGGCGAGAGCGCTGACATCCGTCTCCACGAGCGCGAAGTCAAGCTGAAAGAGAAAGCCCTTGACAAGGATCGGACGGAGAGAGCGTCACCGATCACGTTTGTATTCGAGAGAGGTGATGCAGAGTGAGTAAGCGGGTTGTCAACGTTGCGGAGCTGATAGCACCGAGCTTTGACGGTATATTCTTCGACGTGCAGGAGCATCGCTATACGCACTATTGGCTTGCAGGAGGGCGCGGATCCACGAAGTCAAGCTTTGCGTCGCTGTGCATTCCGCTTCTCCTGCTGCAGAATCCTGCGTGCCACGCGGTCGTTCTCCGTAAGGTCGCAAATACGCTGCGCAACAGTGTCTATAATCAGGTCGAGTGGGGGATTGACGCGCTGGGCCTATCCGATGCTTTTGTGGGCCGGGTGAGCCCGCTGTCATTCGAGTACCGACGCACGGGGCAGAAGATACTGTTTCTTGGTGTCGATGACAAGAACAAGGTCAAGTCACTCAAGCTGCCGTTCGGCTATGTCGGTATCGTGTGGATTGAGGAGCTCGACCAGTTCACGGGCATGGAAGAGATCCGAAGTCTCCTGCAGTCGCTCCTACGCGGCGGTGAGCGCTACTGGGTGTTTTATTCGTACAATCCGCCCAAGAGCCGTAATAACTGGGTCAATGAAGAGGCGCTGTTCGATCGCGATGATCGCGTTGTGCATTGTTCCACCTATCGGGACGTACCGCAGGCATGGCTCGGCGACCAGTTCATCGCGGAGGCAGAGCGCCTGCGTGAAAAGAACGAGACGCTGTACCGGCACGAATACCTCGGAGAGGTTACGGGCACGGGTGGCAGCGTATTTGATAACGTCGAGGGCGTGGAGCTGAGCGATGCGGATGTGGCAAAGTTCGACCGCCGCTACTTTGGCCTTGACTTCGGTTTTGCGGTCGACCCGCTGGCCTTTGTCGCGATGCACTATGACGCCAAACACGAGGATTTATACATCTTCGACGAAATCTACGAACAGCGGCTGAGCAACGCCCATGCAGCGCGGAAGATTCTGCCGCGTCTCTACGGGCATCACCTGACCGCAGATTCGGCGGAGCCTAAGAGCATCGCGGAGATGCGCAGCCTCGGACTCAATGTGCAGGCGGCACGCAAGGGGCCTGATTCCGTCGATTACGGTATCCACTGGCTGCAGGGGCGCAGACGCATCTACATCGATAAGCGCCGCGCGCCGAACACGTACCGCGAATTTGTCGGGTACGAGTACGAGCGCAACCGTGACGGGCAATTTATATCAGCCTATCCGGACAAGGACAACCACGCGATTGACGCGGTGCGCTACGGCACGGAACAGCTTGCGGCAGGAGAGCGCATCAAGGCGCGCCGTGCAAATATCTACTGAGGAGGGACACGATTGGACATCAACGCAATGGCAGAGACTTATCAGCTTCTGCGCGATGCATACTATGGCGATGGGCAGTTTAAGGACGGCGGGGCGCTTGTCCGGCACGCTCGCGAAAGCTCGGAGAATTATGCCAAGCGCAAAAAGCTCGCGTACTACCTCAACTACACAGGGCCAATCGTCAACGCATCTGTGGATCCGATCTTTCGCAACGAGATCAAGCGCGAATATACGGACACTGCAAAATTCAAGGTGTTTCTGGACGATGCGGATCGCACGGGCGCAGACCTGCAGAACTACATTCGCCGCCTCGCCGTCATGCCGAAGCTCTACGGTGTTGTCTACGTCATCGTCAACAACGAGCCGGAGATCGGCGAGACCGTGCAGGACAGCCTTGATAAGCGTGCGCTGCCGTATCTTGCGCACGTGCTGCCGAGCGAGGTCACGCATTGGCGCTTTGACGACCACGGCCGCATGGTCGAGTTTGGGTATCAGAGCACCATCAAGGACTCGGAGGATAAGACCAAGACGCGGTATTACACCTGGACCGAAACAGCGTGGGCCGTTGCGGACGAAAACAAGCAGATCATCCGGCAGGGGGAGCACGGTCTTGGGCGTCTCCCGGTCGTGCAGTGGTTTGGGCGCAGTAATGACCCGATGGAGGCCTTGCCACCGCCTGAATTTCTTTCTGTCGCGCAGACGAATTACTATGTTTACCAGCTCTGCAGCTGGCACACGCAGATTTTGCAGAATCAGACGTTCAGCATCCTTGTTATGCCAGACAACGGCGCGACGGATATCACAATCGGCACGAACAACGTACTCACCTATCCGCCCGAGAGTCAGCATCCACCGAGTTACATATCGCCGGATGCGGCCCCCGCACAGGTGCTGACCGATCAGATCGACCGACTCATCGGGGAGATGTACCGCATGAGCGGTATCGACTCAGTCATCGGCGTGCAGACGGCGAAATCCGGCGTTGCGCGTCAGTGGGACTTCGAGCGGACGAATCAACGGCTTGTCGACTTTGCGATCCAGTGCGAGGAGGCCGAAAAGGCAATCGTCGCCCTGTATGAGGCATGGACGGGCGAAGCGATCGGCTACATTTGCGAATATCCACGCGACTTCAAAATTTCGGATGTTGCGGATGGACTTGCGCAGGCACAGGCGGCGCTTGATCTTGGGCTTGACAGCAAAACATATCAAGTGGAGGTTGCGCGCAAGGTGCTCGAAGCATACCTGCCGAATCTCGAGCCCGCGACGTATGACGCGATTATCAGCGAGCTCGAAGCCGCGGCCGCCGTTATAGAGCAGACGCAGACCTACGGAGACGAGGACGATGAGACAGACAGCGACGCGGGCGGAGATAGACGCATTTGAGCGGCGCATCCGTGCGCTGATCGCGGAGGGCTACGCTGTGCCGTTCGCTGTACGGCAAGCATATCGCGAATATCCGGTCATGCGCATACTGTTTGGCGAGTTGATCGATCAAATACGTGCAGAGGCGGAGCGCGGATATGGTGAGGCACTGCCGCAGGGCATCACAGACAGGCTCTTTACACATTCGTGGACGCCCGATAATCTAACGCTTTCGGAGCGCACGACGCGCGGAGGAATCCTTGTGCGGGAACTGGTCGCTCGGACGATCTCGGAGCAGATCAAAAAGAGTGCCGCATACCGACAGGCGAGCCTTGCTATCTTCGACGGGTACCAGGAAGCGGGCATTATCCCGACACAGTCCCTTCCGAAATTCCTGCAGGACTTGACGCAGGTTGCTCGTCGTGCAGGTGTCTCGCGCGGCGAGATATTGGCCGCGCTAAAGCCCATTCGTCGGCAGATTGCAAAGGGCACAACCGCTGGCATGCGTGCAGCATATTCGCAACTTGTCGATGCGCTCGAAGATCAAAACGAAAAAGCGCTGAATAAAGCGATATATGCTGCCACGCAGGAGCGGACGCGCTACTTCGCCGATCGCATTGCACGGACGGAGATGGCACGGGCATACCAAGACGGATTTTTGCTCAAATGGGATAACAACGACGACTGCATCGCCTATCAGTGGCGACTCTCGGGGAGGCATCCGCGTTATGACATCTGCGATCTATACGCCAAAGCGAATCTCTACGGCATGGGGCCGGGGATATTTCCGAAGGATAAGGTGCCGCGTTTGCCGGCGCACCCGCATTGTATGTGCTTTCTTAAGCCCGTTATCCGCGGGATGATCAATAACGAGGAGCCGATCGATCGTGTCGAGGAGGGCGGCAGAGAATATCTTAACAGCGTCAGCCTGCATCATCGGCAGATGCTCCTGGGTGTGCATGGCGTCAAAGACGTGATGGGCGGAAAGGTCAGCTGGACGCAGAAAGCACGCGGATACGGCGGTAAAAAAATTGACAGCAGGCTATCGCCAGATGGCACGCAAAGTGGTACAATGAATATAGATCAGATACATACGTTCATTCCCGCAAAGAAGATCAGCGAGGCAGAAGATTACGCAAGATCGATTTTGGGAATACCCAATGTGTCGTACAAGGGCTGTGACGTGGATACAGCAAACGCGTGGAATAGAGGTCTTCACGATTCCTTTGTCCGGTTTCCAGAACTGAAAAAGAATTTTGGATTCGTTGGAGAGACCCACGAGCGAAATGCCATGCTAAAGCCTGTTCTGCGTCAGCATTATGTCGATGCTTACAGAAAACGAGCCGCGTGGTTGCCGCCTGCGCAGATTGACCAGCTTGCAGATGCGGCGACGAGAAAAACTATGAAGCAGCTGCAAGTCGCAAAAGGGACTTTGGCAGTGAGTTTTTCTGAATCCAGAGCTCCTTTTTCGGAGTTCCGAGGTGTATCTGTCAATCGAGAGCATGGCAAAGATGCAAAGAAGTTTGCCCAAGTGCTTGCAAAGGATGTTGGCAGTAAATTCCATCCGGTTGGCTGCGATTCTATACGCTCCGTTCTTGACCACGAGATCGGTCATCAGTTGGATAATCTGTTGGGCATTCGAGACATCCAGACTATCAAGGATTTGTATGATTCAAGGACGCATGCAGAGTTGAGTGACGCTCTGTCAAGGTATGCTTGGGATAACAAAAACCGCAATAGATATGCTGAAATGATTGCGGAAGCGTGGGCTGAGTATTGCAACAACCCAAAGCCTCGTGATATTGCGAAGATAGTTGGTAGGACGATAGAGGCTGAGTATCAGAAACAATTTGGAAAAGGAGGCGGAACACCATGACACGGGCAGAGTTCATCGCAGAAATGCGTGTTCGGGGATGGTCGGAAGATGATATCCAGGAGAGCTTGATGGCGCATGACGAGATGGAAACCGAGATAGGGCAAACGCTTTCTTTTGAGTTGTTTCTTGTTGATAAACCTACACCATTCATCAGGGAATACCGAATTCGAGAAGAGGGCGGTTGGGAGGACGTTGTTCAAGCGTCCTAATAGAACCCTATTTTTCCTAAGCTAAAAAAAGCACTTGCAAAACTGCAGGTGCTTTTTTCATGCCCTCCGTGCTTGACGGCAGGGCATTTTTTATGCGCGGGGTTGAGACCCGTAAGACTATTTTGCACAGGAGGCAAACAACATGGAACTCAAAGAGGTATACGCAGCACTGGAGGCTGCAGAGAACGGCTCAGCGATGGTGGAGACCATCAAGAGCGAGCTGGCGGGCGTCCGAAAGGAGGCGGCAGATGCACGCATCGCCAAAAACAAGGCAGAGGAGGAGCTGACCGGGCTCAAAAAGCAGCACGGGGAGCTCGAAACGAAGCACAAGGAGCTGGAGACGCAGCTCGGCGCCGCTCGGGAGGAGGGCGCAGGTGCACAGACCGAAATGCAGAAACTGCAGGGGCAGATCGCAGATCTTGCTAAAAAGTATGAAGCCGCCGAGACGGCACGCAAGACTGCAGAGGAAAAGCGCGTACAGGCGGACATCATGGCGCAGACGGTTGATGCTCTCACAAAGGCGAATGCCGTTGACCCGCAGGAGTTTGCAAAACTTGTTGTCCCGAGCATCAAAGTCGCCGAGGATGGCACGTACAGCTATACCAAGGCAGACGGTACACAGGGAAGTGTTGCAGACTGCGCTGCAGAATGGCTCGACGGGAAAGCGTGGGCGATTAAGGATGTGCAGAAACGCGGCAGCGGTGATGGCAGGACACAGGATAACGGTGCAGGCGGTACGGTTGCGGAGCAGTTTGCCGCTGCACTTGGAGGCTAAACAGAAAGAGGTAATAACACATGGCAATCAATACACTTGAGATGGCAAAGATTTTCGAGCGGGAGCTCGATAAGCAGATGCTTACAGCTGGCACGTCCGGCTGGATGGAGGCGAACGCCTCGAATGTGAAGTATAACGGTGGCGACACGGTACGCATGCCGATGATCTCCACATCGGGGCTTGCAAAGTATGACCGTGACGATGGATTCAATCAGGGAGCGGTAACTCTTGCTTACAAGGATTACACGCTCACACAGGATCGCGGCCGTACGTTCCAGCTTGATTCGATGGACGTGGATGAGAGCAACTTCGTCGCGACAGCCGGCACCGTTATGGGTGAGTTCCAGCGTACGAAGGTTGCGCCGGAGATTGATGCATATCGTTACTCGCGCATTGCGGCTCTCGCAAAGGGCGCATCGCATGAGTCGGCGGCATTTACGCCGAGCAAAGACAACATTCTCGGCAAACTCGATGAGGAGATCGCGAAGATCCAGGACATCGTCGGCGAAGGCGAGCCGCTCGTCATCATTATGCCGACGCCCGTACGCACCATCCTCAATAACGCAAAGGATGTGACGCGCTACCTTGATGTTGCGGACTTCAAGGCGGGCGAAGTGAGTACGAAGGTCAAGACCTATAACGAGATTCCGATCCTCTCCGTCCCCTCCGATCGCATGAAGACAGCGTATGTCTTTGGCGATGGAAAGACCACAGGGCAGGAGGCAGGGGGCTACAAACCCGATACGGGCGCCAAGGCGATCAACTGGATCATCATGGCACGTAACGTGCCGATTGCGATCTCCAAGACGGACAAGGTGCGTATCTTTGATCCGGACACGAATCAGAAGGCGGACGCGTGGAAGATTGATTATAGAAAGTTCCACGACCTTTGGATCCCGAGCAATAAGCTCGCGGGCGTCTGGGTCAACACGGGCGCATAAGGAGGAGCAGCATGACAAGACTTGTACGACTGAATGAGGTCCAGTACTCCGAAACGGAGGAGCGGACAGCAGAGCTGATGGCGCAGGGCTTTGAGCCCGAGCCGCTCGAAGCAGAGGCGCCTAAGGTCAAGAAACCTGAGGAGCCGAAGGACAAGGAGCCTAAAGAGCCCAAGGGCGGCAAAGGCAAGAGCAAGAAGACGGATGAGGGCGGCGCGGAAGACAATCCGAGCCCCGAGGGTGATGAGCAGCATTGAGGCGTTCCGTCGTAACCTGCGCCTTGCGGTTGAGGCAAGTGCGGTAGAGGTTGCAACGACCGCAAAGATGCAGCATCGCTACAAACAGCAAAACGGTCGTCTCAAAGATGCGGTGCAGACCGCGATCAATGACGACGGAATGGAGGGGCGCGTGTACCTTGATGGTAATATCGCGCCCTATGCTGTTTTCATCCATGAGGGCATCAAGCCGCATGACATTTTCCCGAATCGGCGGAAAGCGCTGCGCTGGGTAGACGGGAACAAATTCCTGTTCGCCAAGCGTGTACGATTTCCGGGATGGGCTGCGGATCCATTTTTGTATGACGCGCTCGAATCTAGCGAGGGAACAATCAACTCTATTTTTGACCGATACACGGAGCGGGCACTGCGGGAGGTGGAAGATGCTATTACAAGCAGACGCATTACGGGATAAAGACGAACTGCTCGGCGCATCGGTGACGGATGATCTCATCACAGAGGCAGAGGAGTACCTGCGTGCTGCGGCCGCAGGTCTCGGCGTCGCATGGGAGGCAGTACAGCCAACCTACTATGTGCGGCGGTTTCTCACGGTTTACGTATTTCGGGAGCTCTGCATGCGCAAAAGCTACACCGGTGCGCAGGCGTGGGGGAACGGTGGTGCTGATGATAAGGACAGCTACGCCGGGAAATACAGTTTCTATCGCGATGAGTTCAAACGCCTTGAAGCATCCATGACCGCAGCAACGCTCACGGGCGAAGCGGTTAGCCGCGGCTATGGCAGCGTCGCGCTCTATCGGGGGTGACGGTATGCTATGGCTAAAGGTGCTGGAGAGCCTGCGCGACTATCTACGCGCAGCGAAGATCGCTGATGATGTGATTCTCGGCGGGTACAATCCCCGCAACGTGCGCCCTAACCCGAAAGGGAAGGGGCTTATCTATTTAATGCGCGATCGTGAGCGCCCGGCGAGTGCGGACCTTGTGCAGGACACGAGCGTCCAGATCAGTCTTGATACATGGGTGCAGTCAGATGACAAGAATCTGACCGTGGGCTATGAGGCTCTCGCTCGGCTCGAGAACGCGGTCATGGATGCGCTGCGGCGCTATGAAGAGACAGTGACATGGGTAGCGGACGGTGTGCAGCTCCTGCAGCTGAGGATCACCGAAACGGCGGGCGACGGGGACAGCGTACGTCCCCTCGTCGGCAGTCGTTGTGCCCTCGAGGTCATTGTCTATGTGGAGAAATAACAGGAGGTAGTATATGGCAACACAACAGGCACGCGGTTATAAATCCGCGATGACGGTGGATTACGAAGCCTCGTTTGGGGTCGCTCCCGGGACGAAGAAAGGCGTCGTCCTGCCGATGAACAGCAACGATCTGTCAAAGGCACAGACGTTGATCGAGTCGGACACAATCACGAACACGCGCAACGATACACAGCCGGCGCTTGGTCGTGTCAGCGTGGATGGCGACATTGAAATGCCGGCGGATTATATGTCCTCGGGGTACATGTTCAAGGCTCTTTTTGGCGATCCTAAAACGACTGGCACTGCGCCGAATAAGACGCACGTTTTCACGGTCAAGGACACGCAGCCGTCCATCATTGTGGAGAAGGCGTTCCCCGATCTCAACAAGTATGTGCGCTATAAGGGCGTGAAGATCAACACGTTCTCCGTCGACTACGGACAAGACAACGAAATGACGTTCAAGTTCAATGTCATGGGTGCTTCGCGTGAGCAGGACGGCACAGCATATGACAGTGCGGCAAAGGCGTCGAAGCTCCTGCGCATCGCGCAGAACCACGCATACGTCAAGATCGATGGCACGGAGAGCCGTATTGTCAAGGAGGGTTCGCTGGAGATTAATGCAAACCTCGACGGCGATCAGTATGTCGTTGGCGGCGGCGGTCTTCGTGGGGACATCCCCGAAGGGCTCATGAAGGCCTCGGGCAGTCTCAAAGCGCTCTTTACGTCGACCGAGTGGATGGACAAGGCAGATACGGGCGCGCCCGTCGCTATGGAGATCGGTTTCAAGCTCGACGCGAATACGTCGCTCGTTTTTGCCATTCCAAGCGTGCAGTTTGAACCGTTTGACGCACAGATCAGCGGCCCGGCGGGCGTTGTGGTTGATGTAAAGTGGCGTGCATTTTCCGCAGATGGTGCGAGCATCGTGACAGTAACACTGAAGAATCAGCAGGAAGCATACTAAACAGGAGGTAACTACACATGGCAGACGAAAAGAAGCACGCTATCCCAATCCGCTCTCTTACGGTCAAGGAGATGCGCGAGCTGCGTAAGGCGGGGTACGACCCCGCTTTTGCGGATAAGGAGGACAGTGCCATCGCGACTACGGGGATGGTTGATTGGATCCTCGACAATGTCTACGGGGAGCAGATTACGGACGATATGCCGTACAGCGAAGCATTCCGGGTTGCGACGGACACTTATGCCCTGACGTATGGCAGGGAAACCGAAGTAAAAAACTAGAGGCCGTCTATCGGTGGGAGCTATCGGATGCTCCGGAATACTGCGCATCTTGCCGTGAGGTGTATGCGCAGGAAGGGCACGAGCCCCCATGTTCCGGATGTGAGTACGAGCGGCCGGCGCTGATGGATGGGAATAGAGAGACGTGGATGCTGTGGAGGCATACGCAAACACAGTTGCGCACGTCATTCGTGGGTGTGGTCGGATTGGACTACACCGCAATGCGGCAGGTGGCCGAGGTCTTGGGGATTGCCCTTGACCTCGCGATGCTGCACAAGATACAGGCACTAGAGGGACTGCTATTGAAGGAGGCGAATCGAAGCAGTGGCAAATAAGGAGATTTCTGTTGCCATACGGGCGCGGGATTACGCGACAGCGGCAATCGAGAAGGTGCGTGCATCGATCGGCTCGATCAAAGACCAGGCAATCAACGTCCGTGCAAATACAGGTGCAGCCCAAACGGCCGTGCAGGGCGTTAAGGACAAACTCGCGGGCATCCGTGATAGAGTCGTCAACGTCCGCGTAAATACGAATGGCGCAGCTGAGGGCGTTGCAGGCGTGACGGAGAGTCTTGCGGGCCTTGCATCAAAAGCAATCACGGCGGCCGCCGCGATCTCAGTGCTGAAATCGGCACTGGATATCAGCAAGTCTGCTTTTATCGATTACAACGCTGATCTCGAGCAGACCCGTGTTGCATTCACGTCGATGCTCGGCTCTGCAGATGAAGCAAACACCATGATCAGGAATCTGCAAAAGTTTTCGGCAGAAACACCGTTTGAAATGCCAGGGGTTCAGAGCTCTGCTCAGCAGCTTCTCGCATTCGGCTTTGATGCGCAGGATATTATTCCAACGCTTACAGCGCTCGGCAATGCCGCATCTGGCCTTGGTCGAGGCCAGGATGGCTTTGGCCGTCTCGCTTTTGTCTTTGGGCAGATTCGAGCTACAGGAAAACTTATGGGGCAAGATGTTTGGCAGCTTGCTCAGCTTGGTGTGCCGGTTAAGGATATTCTTGCCAAAAATCTCGGCCTTGCAAAGAGTGAACTTGATCGTATTGGAGAGCAAGGGCTTGATGCGAACGTTGCGATCGAGGCTCTCATCAAAGGTATGAACGAGCGTTTTCCGGACATGATGAAAAAGCAGTCGGAGACATTTGTGGGCATATTGTCCAATATCAAGGACAATCTCGGGCAGGCGTTTGGGCTCTCCGGACTCCCAATTTTCGACCACGCGAAGAACGTGCTCCTCGAGATCAAGAACATCACGGACACGATGCTTGCGAACGCGCAGGGAGGGAAAAGCATCTTTGCCGGAATCCTGCCCGATGATCTGCTCCAAAAAGCTTCGGCATTTGCGGAGAGCGTCAAAAAGACCTTTTTGGATATTGAGCCAAACACTGACACGATTTTATGGGCGCTGACGAAGGTCGCGGATGTTCTGCTGGACATCGGTAATATCGCGATCACGGCGCTCCGCCCGATCATCCCTATTTTTGCAGCGATCCAGCGCTTTGCCTATGGAGCGATCGGCGCCATTGCGAGCGTCCTCGATACCGTCCTCGAGGTTATGCTTGAGATGCAGACGAATATTGCGGATTCGTGGGATTATATCTACAGCATCACGGGGGATCTCTGGAACTCTGCAAAGGAGATTGTCTCGGACTTCTGTACGGCCGCGATTGAGTTTATCGCGGGGATCGTGGCGGAGATCGATGCTGTGGTCTCGCCTATCGTCGATACGTTTAAGGATACGTTCCAGGCTGTCGCGGACTGGGTCTACGAGAAGATGGAGGCCGCAGCTGGATATGTACAGGAGTTTATCGCTTGGGTCGATAAAGCAATATCGCATCTCAAAGAGCTCGCTGTTGTTAGAGCCATAACAGCGGTTGGTAACGAAATCTCAGATTGGATGGGCGGCTCAGTTGAGGAAACACGTAACCGTGGACGCGTTTACCTTGCTACACACGGGTTTGGCGGCCGGAGATCAATCGGGGACGGGCCCGACGGTGATGTTATTGTTCCGCAGCGTACCAAAACCGCGGTGCAAAAAGGCACTGGGGCAGCAACGTGGGACGGCGGCAAAAAGTCAAAAGCCCATAAATCCACGGATAAAGCAGCACGTGAGGCAGAGCGCCTCGCTGAAAAGATCAAGAACCTTACGGAGAAGGTGCAGCAGAGCATCTCGTCTCTTGCGAATGACATCACTAACGAAATCGGTACGACCTATGAGAAGGGCATGGATGCGCTCCGTCAGAAGATGGAGCAGATGCAGGCACAGATCAAGGAGGCATCCGATCTCGGCATCGATACGACGGCTCTGCGTGCAAAGCTCGACGAATACGCCAACGTTATCAAGGAAAAGGTCACAAAGGCATGGCGCGAGGCGAACGAAGACCTACGCAATGAGACAAAGCTTACCTGGGCGCAGGTGAACAAGGATGTACGTGCAGAAGCGGAAGCGACGTATCAGATCGGTGTAACAAAACTCAATCGTGAGAAGGAGAACCGCCTGAAGGAGGTCGCCCTGACACAGGACTCCGCGGAGGCACGTGTCGCCGTAGAACAGTGGGCGGCTGCCGAGATGGCAAAGCTCGACCAACAGCGCATCGAGGTGCTGCGCAAGTCTCCGCAGACAACGCAGGAGGCTCTGCGTGCAACACTCGAGGAGCAGTATGAGCGTCTGCGGGATGCGGGCGCGCAGATGAAGGAGATGACGGATTCACTCTTTACATCGATGGCCGACGGCTTTACAAGCGGCTTTCAAAACGTGCTCACAGACGGATTCAAAGGCATACAAGAAGCATTTTCGAACATGCTCAAAAACATGCTGAATGCTATTGTGAAATTTGTCATGAACCAGATGATTACGCGCTGGCTGTCGATGATTCTTCCGGGATTCGGCGGAGGAATCCCCGCAGCACAGGCGAACGCGGCTGTGCCAGGCTATCGTGCAACAGGCGGCCCCGTCGCATCCGGCAGGACGTACCTTGTCGGTGAGCGCGGCCCTGAGATTTTCCGGCCAACGCAGCCGGGGCGCATCTTTAACTCCCTCCCGAGCGGCGGGGGCACGGCACCGAATATCCGCGTCATTGTCAACAACAATACCAACGAGCGCATGACGGGCACGGCGGAGACGAAATTTAACGGATCCGAGTGGGTGACATCCATCATGATCGATGCGATCGCAACGAACCGAAACGGCATGCGCGACGTAATCAAGGGGGCGGTATAAATGGATTTTCCAAGCATCAAGCCGCCGATCTATCCGATCAAGGAGACGATTCCGGACACGGCGATCAAGGGCAAGCTCGAAAATCAAGTTATCATCGCCCGCAAACGCTTCACGCGCACGCCCATGTCCTTTGAACTCTCATGGACAGCCCTGCCGGAGGCCGACTATGAAACGCTGCGGGCATTCTATCACACGGTCAACGCCGCCGTCCCGTTCCGGTGGACGTATCCGGTCGGCGCGGGCGGAAGTTTCTCCGGCAAGGTGTTCAATGTGCGCTTTGACGGGGATTTTTCTTTCTCCTGCACGAATCACGGGTACTGGGAGGGCGGCATCAAACTGACGGAGGCATAGCATGCTCGAATTATCACAGGCAAGCATCATCGAAAAGAACAAGATTGCAACAAGCGGCGTCTGGCTTCTTGCGCTTGAAGCGCAGATTCCGGGCAGTCCGCTCTATCTTGTCAACAATACAGATAATCTCATGCTCGGAGGACAGGAATACACCGCCTTCCCTTTCTCACTCGAGGACATCACGGAGGACAGCAAGGAGCTCCCGAACGTCAAACTCACCGTGTCCAACGTGACGGGGACCATACAACGGTACGTCGAGGAGAACAACGGACTCGGCGGATGCAAGGTCATTATCCGTGTGTTTCATACGGATATTCCGGACGTCGCCGAAGTAGAAGAGTATTTCGTTGTGACAGGCGTCAGCTGTGATGTGGAGTGGGTGACGTTCACGCTCGGCACAGACTTTTCCTTTACACGCCGTTTTCCGCCTGTTCGCATGATGAAGGACTACTGTCCCTTTAAGTTCAAGGGTATCGAGTGCGGCTATAAGGGAGCGGCGAGTAAATGCAACAAAACACTCAAGCGCTGCCGCGAACTGGGAAACAACGAACGGTTCGGCGGCGAACCGACGATACCGCAAGGAGGTCTCTATGCGTCCAACAGTACATGACTTTGTCGGTAAGACGTGGGCAGAGCTCCCCTGTTGGGAACTCGTCGTTGCGTGGTACGCGGCGCAGGGAATCACGTTGCGCCCGTATACGGATTACTGGATGGGCAACGCCCCGGCGGATGCGGGGCTTGTTGAATGGACACCTGTGCAGGAGCCGAAGGAGGGGGATATTCTCGCAATGAATCTCACGGGACGCGCAGCGGATCACGTCGGAATCTACCTTGGCGGCGGGAAATTCCTGCACTCAACGGAATATGCAGGCGTCTGCATCGAGCAGTTGGAGCGCTATCGGCGGCGCATTGTTGGAATCTATCGTTATACAGGAGGAAAGGCATGATACAGCTTGTCATCGTCCGCAATCCCTTTGACGTGGCAAAGCGGGAGATGCAGGAGGTTGTGTGCCGTGACGGCATGCCGCTCAGCTCGTATTTCTGCGAGCCAGGTAAATGGCAATACTCAATCAACGGGATGCTCTGCGATCCGGACGCCGTACCCATTGATGGGGACTGCGTCGTTATCGTCCCGTATGTCGAGGGGAAGGTATTCGGCATGATCCTCTCGGTCGGCCTGTCATTTCTGACGGCCGGCATCGCGGGCGGAGCGATCCTCGG